TGTTACGGTTGTTACGGTTGTTACGGTTGTTACGGTCTCACAGGAAGGTGGGGGACGTAATTAGTCGTAATAGGCTCCCTGACAGTTTCCGAAGTAAAGAACTGGAGGAATTTCGGAATACTTGAATCTTTTTTGAATAAAAATCGTCTACCCAACTATTGCATTAATGTGTCACGTTGTGATAAAGGGGTTTTAAGGTGTGTGACGTTGTGTTGGGTGCGGAGATCGCATCAACGGCAGTCTTGGTGAGATACTACTTCAATTCGCCGCATGAATCAGAGTCACGCACTAATTTGAATTTATGAAACAACCCAACAAGTACGGAGCGGAAAAGCCCACGAAAAAGCAGGTGAAAGCTAATAAGCCACCCAAGGGAAACCGTAACCGCAAACGGGGGAGAGGACGGTGAGCAAATCAAACGGAAATAAGGTGGCGCGTAAGTGGCTTGTTGATTACGGAAAAAAAGGAGCCGCAGAACACCTTGACCCCAACCATCCTCTTAACTCTCCAGAAATTAGAAATGCGAGAGTAAAGAGAGCGGTGGGCAAATCGTTGCACAGGAAAAAGGCAGAGGAACTTGAGAGGGAGCGTGAGTGGTGGAGGAAGGGGATTTAATTATGCCTTTCAAGAGCCAAGCCCAGAGGAAGTGGATGTACGCCAATGACCCAGGAATGGCGAAGCAATGGGAAAAGGAAACCCCCAAGACCAAGAAGCTGCCCAAGCGTAAAAAGCGTAAATGAGCGAACAACTTTATAGCAGGATAATTGATGACATCAAAAGCCGCTCCCAATGGGAGGTGCGGCAGAGTCTCTGGTATCGGATGCGTAACAATGGGTTGCGCCGTAAATCCAAGCCTTGGCCTCACGCAGCGGATATGCACTTCCCGCTGATTGACACCACCATCAACAAACTCAAGCCAGCTTTCTTTCAGCAAGCCATGGGGTTGGATGTACTTGCCACCTTCGTGCCTATGCGAAGCCAACTGGCTGGATTCACTTCCGCAGCCGAACATTGGTTCAGCTATAAGCTCCATGAAAAGAGCAATTATTCCACGGAAGTAATGAGCTGGATTGACCATATGCTGGTGGGTGGCCATGGGGTCATCAAGACAATATGGAATCCGGACAAGAAACAGGTGGAGTTTCAGGCCATTGATCCCATGCACATAATTGTCCCGCCATGGACAAAGGAAATTTCGGGGGCAGACCGCATAACGCAGGTGATTCCCATGAGCTTGGAAAGTTACAAGCGAGCGGGAATTTACGACACCAGCGACAAGGTGATAAAACAAATCGTGGGTGGTCACGATGATGATTCAGGCATCAGTAATGAACTGAAGAATGACAAGTTAAATCGTGAAGGTCTGACTTATTCAGAGGAGAAGGATCAAGTAATTGTTTGGGAAGTTTACACGCACAACGATGATGGCGAGTGGGAGATGGAAACCTTTTCTCCCCAAGCCCCAGACCAGAAGTTAAGGGATTCCATGAAGATTCCCTATGACCACGGACAGCCTCCATTTGCTTCTGCGAAATATGAAGTAACTGATGGCGGCTGGTTTTCTCCGCGTGGTGTGTGTGAAATGCTGGGTTCCTTTGAGGAATCACTTTGCAAGTCTTGGAATGAAAAGATGGATGCGTCCACCTTGTTCAATAAACCGCTCTTTAGGGCGGAAAGAGATTTGCCCAATTCAATTAACCTACGCCTGAATCCTGGTCAAATCCTGCCGTTCGGTATCGCCCCTGTTCAAATGCCCAATACACCAATGGACTTTGACAAGGATATGATGCAAACGCAGTCGATTGCCGAACAGCGCGTAACGGTTCCGGATTACGGAATCATGGCTGACAGAGATCGCCGCACGGCCACGGAGATTGAGTCCATCAACGCTCAATCCCAACAAAACATGGACTTGCGTTTGCGTCTCTTCCGCCAAGCTCTGGGAGATTGCTTCCGTCAGGCGTGGGGGTTGCTATTACAATTTGATTCCAAAGACCTCCAGTACCGTTACTTGGAGGATTCACTGCAACTTGATCCGGTGGCACTCCATGACGATTACCAACTGGAACCACGCGGAGGCATGGACATGGTTAGCCGTGCGATGCTGTTGAACAAGGCGATCCAGAGGAAACAATTATTTGCCAACAGCCCATGGATTAATCAGGTGGAACTGGATAAAAGTATTCTGGAACTGGAAGATCCGTCCCTGGTTCCAAGGCTGGTTCAAGACCCGAACCAAAAGGAGGGTGACGAGGTTATTGCCGAGAAGAAGCTGATCCCTGCCCTGCTGGTAGGGGAACAGATTCCAGTGCAACAAGGTATCGATGCACGGGTAAGGATCGGGGTTCTGATGCAATTCCTTGAAAGATCAGCGCAGACCGGCGTGATGGTTAGCCCACAGGGGCAACAAGCTATCAGTTCACGACTCGGAGAACTGCTCAATGCCTACGAACAGGTGGACACGAATAACGCCCGGGCGTTAAGGAAAGACGTGGAGGAGTTTCTGGTGCAACTGGGCTTCATGCCTTCCAAGGAGGAACAGGAACAAATGGAAGTTGCAGCGATGACAGGACAAATGCCTGCGCCTGAAGCGCAGATGGTGGAGGAGACTGAGGCGGTGGTTCAGCAGGGAGGCAACTACTAATGCGACTTTGGAGATTTATAAAGATTTGCTGGTCTATGAGCCGGACACTCCCGTGGATAGATGAGTCTGAATGGGAAGCGGAGGATGTGAACCTGTTGCGTAGTTTTCTGGTGTCCGGTTCGGGGCGCAGGTTCAGGAGGATTTTGTTGAACATGGTGTTGCGACAAAATGCGGCTGTAGTATCACAAAGTGACACCTCCAAGCTGAAGTTTGAAGCAGGATTTGCAAACGGTATGAGGGTTACAGTTCATACCGTTGAAGCCTTGGCTCGCGATATTGAGCCGGAAGAAGATTTACCATCGGACGTATTCGGGGTCGGACGTGCGATGAGTGAAGACCCCACAGCACGGCGCGTGTTTTGATTGCGAACACACGACGAGGATTAAGCAGTCATAGGGAAGTACAGTATGCCAGAAGAATCCGGCGAAGTAACCGCCGAACAACTATTGGCCGCTGCCACGCAGTATGATGCTGCATTGGAAGCGGGGGAAGAGCCGAGCATGGTTATTGAGTCTCCAGATGGGGACGAATATCCGGCAGTGGAAGAAACCGAAGCTGATAGTCAACCGGAGGAATCTCCGCCGGAACCGGAGGCAGACAGTACGGATAAAGAACCTGAAAGTTCTTTGACAGAAGAGGAAGAGGCGCAAGCCCCTTCTCCGCAAGAAAAGAAGAGTAAGTACGCCAAGAACCGTGAGCGTTTGAATAAGACTTGGGCCGAAACCAATGAGGTTAAGGAACAAAACAAACGGGATCGGGCGGCAATAAATCAGGCTTACACGGAGTTGGAACGGCAGCGACAACAAATCGCTGCCATCCATGGATACCGTGATGAGTATGGTCATACCGCCAAGGACTACGAGGAAGCCGCGAAAGGTTTCAGGGATGAGGGTGAAACAAAACTGGCTGAAGCTGCCGACAGGAAAGCCAACGAGCTTTCCCAAAAGCAGGATCAGGCAGTGGCGCAGAGCCGCCAACAACAGAGCGCACAGGTATTTGAAGCCAAACGCCAGGAGTTGATGAATAAACACCCCGACCTTCGCAATGACAACTCGGAGATAACCAAGAGGGCTAATGCGTTGCTCCGGCAGCACCCAGCAATAGCTAGGTCGCCTGACGGATTGCAGGCAGCGGTCAACGGCGCACTGATGCAGATTGATGCGGAGAAAGGGAAGAACGCTTCTACTGAACTGTCTGAACTACAGGATAAATACAACAAACTGGAAAAGAAATTGTCAGTCACGGGTGGATACACCAATGGGAAACCTGACGGAGATAAGGGATTTGATGATATGAGCGATGAGGAGCAAACGCAGCATTTACTGCGAGCCGCCATGGCCCATGATGATAATCTTTAACGCCCTAGGTATCACATTGTGTCACGTTATGGCTGACTAAAAAGAAAAGGATAACAGGCTTATGCCTACTACAACGACAACACTATCCAACCAGTATCAGAACTATTTCAGCAAGAAATTGCTGTCCTACGCTGTTCAGGCATTGGTTATGGATCAGTTCGCCGAAAAGGCTCCCCTTCCAGCGAAGGCGGGTCACAAGGCGATCACCATGTTCCGCTTCGGCGCACCCTCAACGTCAGACATTGAAGCTCTGACTGAAGGCACTGCACCCAGCGGAACTCGCAACCTCTCACTCGCCAAGATTGAGAAGTCGCTATCACAACGTGGTCAGGTCATTAAATTGACTGACATCCTCACCGCAACGGACTTGTTCAACAGCTTGCAGCAGTCGATCAAGACCAACGGTGAAGATGCCGCACTGGACATGGACACCATCACTCGCAACACGGTTGTTGGTTCCAACGCTGCTGGCACAGCAAAAGAGAATGGAGACGGTTCCGCCCTCGACAACAGCGACACGCTCACTGAGCAGTACGCTGATGGCGGTACGGACTACTCCACCTTTGATGCCGCCACCGGCACTGACACAGTGATGGCTGCTTCGTCCATTCTGGACGCAGTGACCAAGCTGAAAGTGAATCGCGCACAACCCGCTCGCGGGGGAATGTACGCTGCACTTACCAGCCCACAGGTGTTAAGTGACATTATGCAGGTCAACGAGTGGTTGAACGCAAGCCAGTACAGCAATGTGCAGGAATTGTATAAAGGTGAAGTTGGCTCTCTCTATGGGGCCAAGTTCATCACAACCACCAATGGCTGGTCTTCGGTTTACTCATCTGACGATGATGACCGATTCGCATACTCCGCAGCCGGTACGAAAGATCGTGCCGCCGGAGCGAACATCTACGCCACGCTCTTTGTTGGGCAACAGGCTTACGGTGTTCCAGAGCTAAAGAGCCAGTCTCCATTCAGCCCGAAGGTGATTATCACCGATCAGGCTGACAAGACTGATCCTTTAAATCAGCTAACTACTGCCGGAATTAAGATGTTCTGGTGCGCGTTACGACTGAATTGCAACTACTACACAATCATGCGTAGTAAGAGCAACTCAACTGCCTAACAGCTAATCAAGTTATGAAACCTAAAGGTGGAGTAACCCTTATAATTGCCGTGGGAGGGGGGAAACCCCCTCGCCACGGTCGTTCCCATAAAGACAAGGAAGAAGGTTGCGAAATGATTAAAATTCCATTGGCAGCATTAGCTGCGGATTCAGATGAAGGAGGCGATGTTTCCCCAGAGGTGGGCGATGCGGTTGTCCTTGATAGCGTTGAAGGTGAACTGGTTGGCGTGGATGGCGATTCTGCCCATGTTGAACTGAGGACCGCCAACGGCGCACCCATTGAGTATGTGGAGCATGAAGCTAAAGTTGAAGAGGAAGACTTGGATGCGGAAGAGGATTTGCTTCGCGCAATGGCCGAGGCTGAAGATGAAGAGGAAA